CCAGTAAACCTCGAGCCACTTACGGAACCCGTCGAGGCCATCACCGACCGCCCAAGACTCTACCATTTTCGGTAGAGTCTTGACATTGTATTCGAGCAGGACGATACCTGTGTCCCCGCCCTTACCACCGGGGTCGATGGAGAGCAGCCGCGTCATGCGGCGCAACACCCACAGCAGCCGTGCGAGAACTGCCACATCTGACCCGATTCGATCCAGAAGGACGCTTGACTGGGGTCGGGGTGGCCCACCCCGCAGGGGCAGACACGCTCTACGAGGCCCCTGTCTGCGCGCCACAGCATCGGCCAAGACCGCATGTGGTGGTCGATGGGGTTGTGGATCACGCAGGGCCGACCAAGGCACACGCTGATCGGGTGGGTGTTAGTCAGGCGCGGGATGAAGTCGCGCTCAACCGCCGTGTAAACGTTCACGACAGGCCCTCCAGCATCTTGTCGATCATCCAGCGGCACTTCTCGAGGTCCTGCTTCGGGTTGCCCTTGGCCTTGTGCCGCAGCAGGTACTTGATTGCGGACCCGAAGTACCAGTCATCCTTGGCGAGCGCTTCAATCACGTCGATGACCTCCACACCGTCCTTGATCTTGTAGTGCGGTGGCTCGTTTACGAAGTCCTCGGCGGCGGGCTTGGGGAGTCTCGTGATGATACGCGGATCGAACAAGTCACTATTCCTACGCACGAAACCCTTCGAAGAAACCCACGCCTTTTTGGTTGTCTTGCACAGCGGGTCGTCCCAACTCAGATCGGGATTGCCAGCTTCCGTTCCAATCGGGAGGTGCTTGTAGTCGTCATCCCGAATCACGTCGCCCACCTGGTATGTCTTGCTCAAATCAAAGCCCCCTGTCTACGTGAGCCACACGTCGAAGACGCCGCAAACGGCGCATCGAAACGTGGCAACCCTGTGTGTGAACCTCTGTGCGATGCCGTGGCTAGCCACTGGCCTACCGCAGGAACAAACTACTACATGCTTCATCGTGGTGTCAATCCTCTCTTGGGGCATCTTTCCAGTCTACTCCCGCCTTAGTGGCGGGCACCTTCCCATGTGTCGGCTGCGGGGCCGTGTGAGATGGGGAAGTCGATTCCATTGATGTTCTGCGCCATGCACTCTGGGACCGTCTTGCACACGTAGTCAAGCTCGCCCTCGGGCACGTCCATGAGGATCGCGTCGTGGATCAGGCAGACCAACCAGCGAACCAGCCGAACGTCCTTGCGCGCCATCTTCAACAGGCCGTCGTACAGGACCTCGGTGGTGCCAGACTGCCCGTGGGCCGCAGGCGCTTGTGTGTAGGCCCGTTCCTTGTCGATCTGCATCTTGCGGCCCCAACGGTTGATGACGTAGCCGCGCTCGCCCTCGGTGCGGACCTTGTTCTGCCACGCGATCATTCCGGGATACGCACGCCGCATCGCGTCGATGAACTGCTGCGCAATCTCGAGGGGTTGCTTGGCTGTGCGGGCCAGCGTCTTCGCCGCCGCTCCGAAGGAGTAGGCGTGGCTGAGGGCCTTGGCGATGGGGCGGTAAAGGTGGGGGTTGGTTTCGTACGTGGCGTCCCCGAACATGAGGCGCCCCGAGATTTCGTGCCCATCCACCCCCGGCAGGAACCTCTTGGCGTACGCCTTGTCCTGTGAGAGAGCAGCCACGATTCGCTGGTCGGCGTTGCTCAGGTCGAACTCGATCAGCTTGCAGCCCTCGCTGGCGAGGAAGTAGCGCTTGTCAATCGGGTTGCGCTCGCCCCAGGTCGTGAGCCCCGGTTGGATTATGCTGCGCCGCCCCGACTTCTGCCAGCCGGAAATGCTCGGGTGGACCCGCCCGTCAGCCTGCGTGTAAGTGAGCGCCTGCTCAGCAAGAGACCGCTGGCCCTGCAACTCCGCGAGGGCGATGCCGAACTCTTCGGCTTCCGTGCCCTTGGTGAACTCCAAGATCACCGGCCCCGAGAGCGACGGACCTGTCTTCAACTGCGGCCAACCAGACGTATGCAACGGATCTAGACCTGACTTTGCGAGTGCGCTGAGCACCGCAGCCTTGCCCTTGTTGGTCCGCCACGGCATCTTCCCCTCAGACGGCAGCCCGTGGTTCTCCACAAGGTCCACCATGAGTTCCGCCTTGCGCTCGGCAAGGTCCGCGACCCGCTGGCGCGCAGCGTCGGGGTCCACGCGGAGCCCGTTCCGGCTCATTTGCGCGTCAATCGCCGCTTTCTGCTGCTCACGCCAGTCGTAGGCGGTCGGCTTGTGCCGCAGCAAGAGTTCGTTCGTGATGTTCCGCAGCATGTGAACGTCCTGCTCGGCGTAGGCGACATAGCGTGGTTCGTCAACTGGGATGTTGCCGAAGCCGCCGAACTCCTTGGCAAGAGCTTTCAGATCACCCTCCTTGCCGGGAACGTCGAGCTTGAACGCGAGGTTGTCCAGAGACAGCCAGCGGGAGATGGCTTCGGGCTTTCCCGTGGTGATCACCTTGGCGCCGCTGCGCATCGTGAACAGCACAGGCGCGGGAAAGTTCAGGTTGGCAAAGACCATCGTGTCGAACAACCGATTGCCCAGCGCCCATTCGAGCGCGTCATCTCCCAGCATGACCGAGAAGTCGAACTGGTGACCGTTGTGCGCCACCAAAGCCTCGGCTTGGTCGGTTGCCTCTTGGAGTTCCGCGAGGCGGCTGGTGACCACCACGTCGCCCGTTGAGCCGAAGCCGAACTGCCCGAGCCGAAAGAACTCGGGCAGCGGCATGTTCCAGCGAAGGTCCGCGTCGTGCGTCTCAATGTCGAAGTAGAGCACCTTGGCATCGTCTACAACGGTCCCCCAAGGGCTCAGTGGCTTTGGGGGTAGGAGTTTACGCAGGGCGGTCTCCAAAGCCGCCAGAGCCCCGTCAGAGCCCGCTGAGACAGCTTCCACGGACGGTAGGGTTATGCCGAAGGTAAGGTCTGCGTTAGGAACCCGCATGAACGTGACCTCTTCGGCCCCGAACACCCTACGAACGACGGTCTTGAGGTTGTCCTTGAACAGCGCGTCGAGCGGTTCTGTAGTGTCGAACATGATCGTTTGCAAAGTCCATCGCCTCCTGCCATGTTGAAAACGTCTCACCGAGCCACGGTAGTCCCGGCCCCACGACAAACCAATCGCTAGACCTCGACGGTTTGAGGACCGTGGCTTTGCGGAAAACCGAAGCGTTCAGATACATCTCTCGGAACGTCATACGTTTCTCGTCTCGTGGTCAGCCATCCCGTAATCGAACGCTTCTTCCAGCGAGACAAAGAAGTTGTCTGACGCCATCTCGCGCTCGAAGTTTGGGATGCTCGTGTGAATCTTGTAATGGCGCTGGACGAACTCGAAGTGGTCCTTTCCACGCACGTAGTCCCGCCAGAGTGCGGTGGGGTCTACACCCGACACCTGAGCCTGACCCCAGTGGACGTGGTGGGTAGCGTCTACGCCCATGTAGCGGTAGCCCTTGGTTCCGGCAACAGCCAACATCGACGCGGCGGAACTAGCGAAACCCGTGACGCAGGTAGCGATGGTGAGCCCCCGCGACGTGGCGATGTTGACCGCATCAAGAAACGTTTGGAGGACAGGCATCTCGCCGCCATCCGAGTTGATCCAGATGTTCGCTCGGTCCCCGCGTTGGCGGTCGCTGCCCGTCACCCAGTCGAGAAGCGGGCTACCCACCTCTTCCAACAGCTTCGCATCGAAATCCCTGAACACGTAGAAGTTCTTCAAGCTACCACCCCCTTGTCTAAACAACGAACGCCGTGATGACGCCCGTTTTCTGATCGTACTTCGCACGGCCTCGCGCTGTCAAGTTGGCGAGGATTTCCTGGAAGTCCTGAGCCCGAAGGCCCTTGAACCTGTTCCGCACGTCCGAGTAGGGCCTGCGGTTGCGCGGCCCGTCCACGAGGTATTTCTCCATCTCGTCAACCTGCCGCTCGAAGTCAGTAGCTGCGACCTCGTTCGCCATGCGAACCATATCGCGGAACCAGAACTCTGCCTGTCGGATGGCGTGCAGCATGTGGCTGAGTGAGACCTCGAGGCTGCCATCGTGCAGGGCGAGCAGGGCTGCGGCCTTGCGCACGCTGGAGCCGAACCGCGACACCGCAGCCGACAGATAATCCACCTGACCTGACGACAGCAGGTACGACGCGACGATGTGACCCATCTCGTTGAACCGCTGGTTGGCTTCTCGACTGACCGTGACCGGCTGGAACTGGTCTTCCCCGATCTTGCGGCGGTTGCGGACCATCTTGGTAACCACGTCCACGATGGACGAGTATTTGCCGTAGGAGTCGCCGCGCTGGGGCGGATCGAGTTCCACGTCCATCATCGTCTTGGTGAAGGGCGGCGGATCAGCCACGGCCCACACGAAGCGCGGCATGAGGCCAGACTCGTAGTTCTTCGTGGTCAGGGTGTTGGCGACGTGCTTGCGAATCCCGACCCCGACGAAGTTGAATGTCACTTGGGACTTGACGTTTCCGGATTCCTTGCCGATACGCAGGCTGGCCTCCACCTTGCCGTCATAGAGCTTCGCCAGCGTACCGAGGAACCCCGCGAGGTAGCGCTTGTTGTTCATTTCGTCAAGGTAGCCTTGGATTTCGTCGGTCCACATCATCTTCACCGAGTCGCCGTTCTCTGCCAGCGCCTTGACGAGAGCCTCGGACGTAGCGTTCGACGTGAGTTCAATCGTCTTGCCGGTGCGTTCCTCGAACTCCTGGATCACCACCAATGCGCGGTGCATCGCCGTAGTCTTGCGCGTGAGTGTGCTATCTCCGAGCACTTGGATGTAGAAGTTCAAGCGCGGATCGCTGAAATGCTCACGCAGGAACGCAATATCGCCGTACACGGCGGACAAGATCGAGAACGCCAGCGTCCGCTGGTAGACGGTAGCCGCGTCGGTGCCGGTCGATTTCACCCATTCAACGTACTCGTCGGGCCACGCGGGATTTGACAGGCACCAGTCTCGCTCCCGCGTCGTGAGAAAAGGGGGAATATCTGACCAATCCCTGCGCGTCATGGGAATGTCGGGGACCTCGATTTCGTCTCGCCCGCCCCCGGTTAGCGCCAACCACAGGTACTCGGGGGTCAGCGTGGCTAGGTTCTTGAACACGTTGGAGTTGGACACGATGGCGTACGTGTCGGTGTTCTCGAAGCCCATATCGCGGCAGCGGTCGATGAAGTCGATGACGACCTTGTTCGCGTCGCCGCGTTGGGGAACCGAGACGTACCACTGGGTCAGTCCTGCGCGGTCGATGCGCTCCTCGAGGGCCGCGTAGTCCGTGTCCCCGATATTCGGCAACTCGACGTTCTGGTACGCGAGCGCCCAGTCGGGAAGCTGGAGGTACTCGATGCCAATGTCCTTGAAAGCCCTCTCGCACTTCTCGGATGCGCGGAACGCCTCATCGTTCATCGGGCTCTTGTCCATCTCAGATACCACGTTGTCCCGCGTGTAGCGCGTCCACGGAGCCGCAGCAATGCGCGCCAGCTTGCAGGCGACGCGGTAGGCCACGTTGTCCCAGCCCTGCCCGTCCCAGCCCAGTGACGCCTCGGTGGTGAGTTCAGACAGCGCGTTGGACCAGCAGGCTTCGGCGTAGGTCTCCAACTGCGCGATTTGCTCGGGCGTGTAAACGTCCAACTTGAGGTCGCCGCTGGCTTGCACCACGGACTGACCGACAACCACCACATCTTCGTACGCGGCTGCGAACTCGGCGTAGGTGTACGTGCGGTCGATGTAGGTTGCGGTCACCAGATGCGGAAGACCGTACTTGGTATTGGTCGTCCCCGGCACCCGCAGGATTTTCGTGTCTTTGGCGTGCTTGTCACAGCCTTGGGCTGCGTGGGCCGTGGAGACCTTCGCAGACAGTTCCCCGGCCAGTTGCCCGGACAGCGGGTGATCGAGCACCCAGAGGCAATGCCAGCGTCCCGGAGAGGTCTCCACGGTGATCGTCGGGGGCAGCCGGAAGTTCGACGGCTTGCAAGTGTCGGCGTCCGCGTAGACCACGTTGCACAGAGACTCCGAGGTTGACTCGCGGCTGCTGCGGGACGAGTCGGAAATCGAGGGCGGGAACGCGGAGACCGAGAAGTACACGTCCTCGTCGTGGCGCGCAGCCGAATACTGGCGGGCCGACTCGATCTGGTCCGCAGGGAACCAGCGCTCGGAGTTGAGCTTGCCCGTCTCGTCGCGGGTCACGATGGCGACCATGCCCCGCAGGTTCCGGTACACGAGGTCGAAGAACGGCTGGTTGGCGACCAGCGCGGCTGCGCGCCCCTTCTGCCAGTCCAAAGCCATAAGTCAGGCCACCTTTCGCTTGCGTCGTGCGGTTTCGTAGGTTGTGTGCGCGAGTCGGCACGCAGAGCACCGGCAGGACCAGTTGCCGTAGCCATTGGTCGTTCCGTGCCGTGGGTCGCCATCCGGGAGCGGTGGACGTAACGACTTACGCTCGTTGATGCTCGCGGCCCATGCGGCCCGGCAAGGGATGCAGCGGCACTTCATGTTGCCGTAGCCGTTCACCGAGCCGTGGCGGGGATCATTCACTTCCACAGGGCGTCCTTCCTGATTGAGTACGCGGCGCCGCTCTGGACGCCGAGGCCGACTTTTCGGTCCTTTGACCACGTGATGCCGAAGGGGTATGGGGCCTCGAACTCCGAGACGTAGACGTTCGCGCCGAGGTCGCGGTAGCGACGGGCCGTTTTCCAGAAACGGTCGTGGTCGAAAGGGGCGGTCCCCGAATACGGCTTGGTACCAGCGTAGGGCGGGTCGAAGTACATCACGTCGCCCTCGAACACGGTTGGGTAAGCGTAGTCACAGCACTCGAACTCGACGGTGTTTTCTCGGAAGATCGCGGCCTTGCGCATGATGCTGCGCTTGGCCTGCGCTGCGTAGTTGGTGCCCTTGGCGTCCCGTGCGTAACCCTCGAAGAACCGCCCGCCGAACGAACAGCCGAAACCAGCGAAGCCTCGCAGCGCGGTCGGCTTTGCGCCTCGAAGGGCTCGCCACTCGTCCTCGGAGAGAACGTCTGGCGGCTCCCAGCCGTTGTGGGTTACTGCGTGCCACATCTGGATCAGGTCGGGGCTCACGTCGGACGCCACCGTGCGGCCAGCGAAGTGTGGGGCCATCTCGGCCAGCACAGAGCCACCGCCAACCATCGGCTCGAAGTACATCGAGTCGTGGTACGTCGTGGCGTCCGCCATGATCGCCGCTGCGATTTCCTTCGCCAAGCGCGACTTGCCACCCAGGTATCTCATAGAACAGCCTCCTTGTCTCTGTCGGACCTACACTGTAACACAACCAGTGGGCCGAAGAAAACCCGCACGATTTCTTGGTCGTGCGGGTTCTCCCCGTTCCTTTCCCCGAAGCGCTTCGGGCTGGGTTGCTGCTAGCGGCGTGCCCAGTTTCGAGGCTGTAACAATGAGCCCCTGCATCGCCCCAAGATACCCGTTTGTGAGGTCGTTGGCTTGGGGACCTGACTTTCCTCGTGTGCCGTGTGGATTCGAACCACATACTCCCAACGTCTGGTACTCGACGCCTGAGCGGCACCAGCTTGCTTTTGCCCGATACTTCCTCGCGCCATCGACTTCTTGGCGTCGGGTGGATGAAGCAAGCCAACCTGTGGGTCGGCGTGTGGGGATCGAACCCATATCTCCCTCGCCCATGCGGGGTGTTCTGGACCATGCAGTAATTCGTACCCATCGGAAGCGCCTAGGATTCAGGGTACCGATATGCAGAAGCCACAACCATTGAACTATTAGCCGTTGTTATTCAGTTTTTCGTGGACCTGGGGGTAATCGAAACCCCGTCCCACATGGTTTCCCGCTACACAGTTACTACAGCCATTCCAACCGATACCGCTACTCGACGCAAGCGTGTGGTTGACCCAACTCCACGTTAGGGTGGCTTCCGCCACCTCCACCACTCTGTTTCACTAATCGGCCTGCCAAACAGAGAAAGCGTAGCCTCCGAGTTTTTCATCGGACAGCGGCACATTTGATTGACTTGGGCTGCACCTCAACCCATGGCCGTTACAGGTCAGACGAGAACGTCTACCTCGGAAAGAACAGACGCAAGAAACACGTCAACACTTTCCATGGCCTCTGCTACCTCATCGGTGGCATTTGTTGGTTTTGGTCATTAGGTGACCAATCCGGCTGCTATGTAGTTTTCCGCCATGGGTCGAAACCTGTCAGGCCCTTGGTTTGTGTGGCACCACGGTTCTGCCACACCCCGCCACCATTGCGACCTCGCGGTAGGTGACTGGCAGAAGTATACCGAAAACGGTAACTTCTTGTCAAGCTCAGAGGGAGAAGGTCTCTTCCTCGAAGGTGATCCCGTCCTCGTCGGAGCCCTCTTCGGCTTCGGAGCGCGGACGCCACGAGCCGCCGAACGGCTGGACCTCGTTCCAGACCGAGCCATCGTCACGCGGCTTGCCAACGATGATCCGAGCGTCCAGTTCCTTGCCGAACAACTGGTTGAAGTCCTTGAGGAGCAGCTTGCGCGGCTTCCCGTCACTGATCAGCCCGAGCGCATCGAAGAACGAGAAGAACGAGGTTGCCGTGCCGTTGGGGTTCTTCGCGGTGGGGTTCCAGCGCTCGAACAGCGGGATGCGCACGAACCGGACCTGACGGCCCTTGTACTCGCCTGCGAGAACCTTGATAGTCAGGGTCAGGAACTTCTTGCCTGCGTAGGTGGTGCCCGTCTTGTACAGGTCCACCGCCACGTCGGTGAGCCCCACCGTGTACCAGCCGGTCGGGACGGGGGTGGGTCCCTTCGCGGCTTCTTCCTGGAACTGGACCTCCTCGTCATCGAACGTGAACTCCAGTGCTGCCTTGGTTGCCATAGGTCAGACCTCCTTGCTTTCTCTGATTTTCCCGATGATCTTCGCCATCGTTGGATTGGCCATTTTGAGCGGCAGGCCCGCGTTTGCGAACCGTGTCTTGGTGGCGCGGGATGCGTCATTGCCGAAGTAGATGGTGCGGGTTTCGATGCCTGCCTCGTCGTCGGACTCACACTCTAGCAGACCGAACAGGTCAGGCTTGCTGGGAACGTACTTCTTTGCGGCCCCGTTGATCCAGATGCGGGAGAAGCGATTGCCAACGGCATCCGTCTCTTCCTTCTCGTGGAAGATCAGGATAGTGGCAAAGTCCGCCGAACGCAAACCGTCCATGATCTTCTTGGCGTACTGGTAGAGCATACCCCACGCCTTGTTCGTGTCGTCCGCACCCGACTGCGACTTGGGCGGGTTTGACATGATTTCCCACTCCTTGCGGTCGAGAGCGTTGCCCATCGTGTCCACGATGACCGTCTTGAACGGGTGGGGCTTGTTCAGCAGGTTCGTCACGACCTTGTTGAACTCGGCCACAGTCGCCACATGCTTGATTACCAGCCGGTCATCCGGGAACCCCGACACGGTTCCGTACGTTGACTCTTCGGTGTCGATGATGAGTGCGGGGTAGTAGCCCTCGACCTCGCAGATCGACGCGGCCAGATACGACTTTCCCGACCCGATTTTTCCATAGAGCCCAATCTGTTTGGGATCGCCCATCGCGGACGGGGCCGAGGTTTCGCCCAGCCAATCGAGGTCGTACTCTTCGG